CAGTAAAAAAAGATAAATAATATATGGAAAAAGTTACGTTAAAGTTACAAGAATTTTATCAATTAAATACTGAATTAAATGGTTTTGTAAACCAACAAACAGGAGAAACACTATCTGCAGGTTTGTTAACGGAGCGAGTAAAATTAACTACTAAGTATTGGTTAGCTGATTTAGCTAAAAAAATTGCAGCTGAAAAAGAATCAATCGATAAACTTAGAGAAGAACTTATTAAGAAATACGGTGTAGAAGAAAATGGTAATATTAATATTCCTATCTACATTAACGAAGTAATCGATGATGAAACTAAAGAAGTAGTCTCTCGCGAAATAAATCCTAATTTTACTGCATTTCAAACTGATTTTAATACCTTACTTCAAGAAGAACGCGAACTAGAATATCATCCATTCAAATTAGAAGAATTTGAAAATGTAGAAACAGAAGATGTTTATGTTACATTTTTTAAACTAATTCAAGTAGGTGAATAAAATATCCGAAATATTTAAGTCGTGGATAACTGCGGCTAATCCATCCCCTGAAGAACAAGCGATAGCCCAATATAGGGCTAACGTTTGTGATTCATGTGATAAAAAAACACACGCTCCCCTACTTAACACATTTATATGTGGTGAGTGTGGATGTCCATTAAACAAAAAAGTATTTAGCCCTAAACCAGGTAAAGAAGCTTGCCCATTAGCTAAATGGGAAAAATAAAATAACGTTATGGCACAATTAACAACAGAAGAATTAAAATCAGTTAAAGACCTTCAATCAAAGTACAATCAAACTATATTTGAAATTGGTGTAGCTGAAGCACAACGTATTGCTTTGCAAGAACAAGTTGATAAACTTCAAAATACTAAAGTAGAATTAGTAAATGATCTAGCTACAATCGAAAAACAAGAATCTGATCTAGTAACATCACTTCAAACTAAATATGGAAATGGTGCTATTAACCCGGAAACTGGAGAAATAACACCGGCTTAATAATATTTTGCGGTTTGTAATCATTTTTAGATATTTATCGATAGGTTAATCCTATTAAATTTTTAAAAACAATTATACAAAATGGCAGAAAAAATTTTAAGTCCTGGCGTATTCCAAAATGAATCTGACCAATCGTTAGTTCAAAGGGGTATTCAAGGGACATCAACCGCAGTCGTTGGTCCTACAGTATTAGGTCAACCATTAATCCCTACTTATGTTACCTCGTATAGCGAGTTCGTATCTAAGTTTGGTGAAACTTTTAAAAGTGGTAGTTACTACTACGAATATCTTACATCATTAGCAGCTAAGGATTATTTTAACAACGGTGGTCAAACATTATTGGTTACTAGAGTTATTAGTGGCAGTGCAGGTGTTTCTACTTATGCTAATGCTGATGTAGTTAGTCAACTTACTGTTGGTGATAAATTCGCTACAGGTAGTGGTACCGTATCAGTAGCTTCAATAGTAGCTAATAATGAATTTAGAATTTCAGGTAGTGGTTATCCATTATTTAGATTTATTTCTGCTGTTACCCCAATCCCAGCAAATGATGTTGATGGTAATTTATATTATTTTGCATCTGGTTCTACTTTACAACTTACCTTAGATAACTTAACTGGATCTATTAATGGTGCTTTATCAGGATCTGCAGCTTCTTCAAGTTATAATTTAATTAAATCAACAAATACAGCAACTACAATTATATTGTCTGGTTCTGTAGCTGGTACAACAGTAAACGGATTTCTTTTTCAAACAGGATCTGCTTCAACTTTTTCAACTTTATTTACTTTAGCTGGTGGCACTAACTTATCTGCTCAATCATCCTCGTTTTCTATCGAAACAATAGCTTGGGGTGATCAAATGAATAATACCTCCAGCATATCTGCTGGTGCTTTAGCAAGTGGTAGCTCAGTTAACGTTCGTTGGGAAGTTACAAACGTAAACACAGGAAGTGGTGTATTTAGCTTAGCAGTTCGCGCGGGTAATGATAATAACTCTCAACCTAACTATCTTGAAACATGGCCTAATTTGTCATTAGATCCAGCATTACCTAACTTTATTTCTCGCGTAATTGGTGATATTAAACCAGTTTATAGAGTAGATATTGATGGTGCTCCGTATGTTGATTATTCTGGATCTTATGCTAATGCTTCACAATATATTCGCGTAAAATCAATAGTTACTCCAAATGTAGATTCTATTGATAATAATGGTAATTTTAAAACAGAATCTTATGCCTCTACTTTACCACTTGTAGGAAGTGGATCTTATGGTGGTTCATTTAGTGGTGGTGTTGCTGCAACAACTGCAGTTCAATTAATGAATGAATATATTTCAACAACAAACGTTCAAGGATTTGGTGTTGCTGATTATAATGCTGCATTTAATTTATTAACAAATAAAGATGAATATCAATTCAATGTATTATTAGCACCTGGTGTGAGTTTAGATAATGCTGCTTCTGCAACTATGATTTCTACTTGCGAAGGTAGAGGTGATGCCATTGCAGTTGTAGACTGTAAATTATATGGTAATGTAGTAACAGCTGCTGCAAATGCAGCCGCTGGTCAATCAAGTAACTACGCAGCTACATACTGGCCTTGGGTTCAATTATTCTCAAGTGCATTAGGTAAAGCCGTATGGGCTCCTGCCTCTACAGTAATGGGTGGTGTATTCGCATTTAACGACCAAGTAGGTGCTGAATGGTTTGCTCCTGCAGGTTTAAATCGTGGTGGTGTTCCATCAGTATTACGTGCTGAACGTAAATTAACTCAAAACGATCGTGATGTACTGTATCTAGCAAATGTTAACCCATTAGCTACATTCCCTGGAGAAGGTGTTGTAGTATTTGGTCAAAAAACATTGCAGCGTAAAGCAACAGCACTTGATCGTGTAAACGTTCGTCGTTTGTTGATTGCTCTTAAAGGATTTATTGGTCAAATTGCTAATAACTTAGTATTTGAACAAAATACCAACGTAACTCGCAATCGTTTCTTGGCTCAAGTTAATCCATATCTTGAATCAGTAGTACAACGTCAAGGCTTATATGCTTATAAAGTTGTAATGGATGATACAAACAATACTCCAGATGTAATTGATAGAAATCAATTAGTAGGTCAGATTTATATTCAACCAACTAAAACTGCTGAATTTATCATATTGAATTTCAACGTATTACCAACTGGCGCTACATTCCCTGCATAGGGGATGTAGTTGCTTATATTTATTAACAGCAATAAAATAAACATAAAATGCCTGTATTAGACGCAAATGAAATAATGTTCACAGCATTTGAACCCAAAGTTCCAAATCGCTTTATCATGTATATTGATGGTATCCCATCATATTTGATTAAGAAAGCGTCGGCTCCTGGATTTGAAGCTGGTGAAATTATATTAGACCACATTAACGTTTACCGTAAAGTTAAAGGTAAAGTAAAGTGGAATGACATGACTTTAGAATTATACGATCCCGTAACCCCATCTGGCGCACAAGCGGTAATGGAATGGGCTCGTCTAGCACACGAATCAGTAACTGGTCGTGATGGATATTCCGATTTTTATAAGAAAGATTTAACATTAGATATTTTAGGACCAGTAGGTGATGTAGTAGGTGAGTGGATTATCAAAGGTGCTTATTGTAAAACCGCTACTTTTGGGGATTATGATTGGTCATCTGGTGATGCTGCAATTACATTATCTATACAAATCGCTATGGATTATTGCGTCCTCAATTTTTGATCCTTAATTGTATTTATTTTAAGAGACGTTTGCTTCGGCAAGCGTCTTTTTTGTTTGTTATATGTATTGCAAACGATGAAAGAAAAATCATTCATGTTTATAAAGATAGGTGTCTACTTTGGTAGATACCTTTTTTCTACATATATTTATATATACACAAATAAAATAGTTTATGGCAGAATTAAAGATCCCAACAGAAACAGTTACATTACCATCAAAAGGCTTACTGTATCCCGAGACATCACCGCTAGCTAAAGGTGAAATTGAAATGAAGTATATGACCGCTAAGGAAGAAGATATTCTTTCCAATAGCAACTATATTAAAAACGGAACCGTAATTGATAAATTACTCCAAGCATTGATTGTTACCCCAATTGACTATAATGAATTATTGATTGGTGATAAAAATGCAGTATTGATTGCGGCTCGTGTATTAGGTTATG